GGCGCGCACGGCTGAAGATCTTGTTGCCGTTGGCGTCATAGGCGACGACCTTGCCGTCCTCGATCTTGAAGCGATTCCCGAAGGTGGCTTGCACCATGTCAGCCGGGACAGCCAGCTTCTCGGCGATCACCTTGGAGCGAGCGAAGCTGCCGCCGATCTTCTCGCCGTACAGTTGCTGCTCGAGGGTCTGCGCCTTGGTGTTGGCTTCGTCCAGCTGGGCCTGATAGCCCTTGGCGATTTCCTGCTTCACCTTCTCGACCTCGCCGGCATCCACCAGCTTCTTCGCGTCGAGATTTGCGACGATCTCCAGAGCCTTGCGGGCTGCCCCGGCGTCATCGATACCTTCGAAGGCCTTTGCGGTCTTCTCGGCGGTCTCAGCGCGCTCGCGGTGCTGCTTGGCTTCGGCGTTCAGTCGGGTGATGGTCGCCCGGGTGCCAACCGCATCGAAGGCAACCTCTTTGCCGTCGTCCTCAACGTAAACGGGCTTGCCGTCTTGGATTTCGGCGTACTGCTTGCCATCGACTTCTACGGTCTTCAGTTTCATCTCGTCTTTCTCCGGCCATCCGGCCATTGCGTTGAGCCATCCGGCCCGGTGGCGCCCCGTCCCATCCGAAACTGCGGGCATAAAAAAACCGCCATGCGGCGGTGTGTTTGGGCGGGCTGGCCTTATGCGGCCTCAAGCCCCAATGTCATTTGCAGCTGCTCGCGCCAGTGCTCGACCTGAGCGATCATCCCGGGCTTAACCCAGCGGTGCCTCGCCAGCTCGCGGCCTGCCATGCTCCCGCGCTCGTTTTGATCATCAAGCGCCTTGCAAGCTCGGTCGAACTGCTGCTTTTCGGTCAGCTCGCCGCGCAGCAGGGCGTCAATGTGAAGGTCGGCCCAAACGGCAAAGTCAGGCGATATCCAGCGAGCGAACGCCACTGCCAGCTTTGGGTGGAGCCAGGTGCCGCCGCCACGGCCACGCTGGCCGCGAATCAAATCCCCCTTTTCGGGGGTATTTAAATGCCGCGCCAATGCAGCGATGTATTCCTGGGTTTCCTGAGTGCCAAGCCACTTGTCCAGCCTGCGACCTTCCCGCGCGGCAATCTCGGTCGCATTGATCCAGCCTTCGCTATTGAAGCGCACCGGCTGGCCTTGGTAGTGAAAAGGAACGATGTTGTTCATGGGTATCCCCTGCAATAGCCCCGGAATAGATCGGCCGCAGCAACGCTCCAGGGAAAGCGCTTTCGGATGCCTCCTAGCTGCAGCCAGAAACGAAAAAGCCCCGACCGAAGTCGAGGCTCTAGAAATGGAAAACCCGGCGCGGGGCCGGGTCTTGGTGTTATCGCAGCATTTGCCTAATCACAGGAATCTTTCGACCGATCAACAAGAACAGCTGGCGAACACGAAATTCGAAAATGGCGCTAGCAGTCTGAGTTGTACCTAAAAAGGTCAGCGGACGATTATCGAGAATCGCCTCGCGAATAGCTGCGTGCATTACTTCACTCACCGCCAAGCCTCACTTCGCAGCCGACGTATACGCCTGACGGGTACGGCTGGCCCATATCCTGCTGCTCTACGGTGTTCACGTAGACGGTCGTCGGAGTGTCGCCGAACTCTTGCTTGATCTCAGCAAAGGCAGCCTGCATGTGCCGGTCGATGATGCCCTGCATCACCTGCTTGGTTCCGCGGTATTCGCTGATCGTCTTCGCAAGGGTCGCCACTTTCGACTGCGGCCTTTCCTTAAGCGAGCCATCCACATAGTTTTTCGCCGTGAAAAGCCGAATCGGCTCGCCAGAATCAGCGTCAAGCTCTACGTATTGGCCGGGCATAGGGCCTGGCGCGACGTAGACCGTTTCGCCAGAACCGTCGTCCAATTGATGTGTCGCCCAGTCAGGCCAGCTGCTCATGCCAGAACCACCCTCTCGCCTTTCATAAAGCACGACGCGCACAGCACCTGCTTGGTGCCGCCTTGCGCTTTGCCGTTCTTGAAGATCATGCCGATCTTGACCTCCAGCACCTCACGCGAGCCGCAGCGAAAGCACTGAATCATGCTCGCCGGCTTTGGCATGGCACGAATGCGCTTGCGCACCTGCTCGACCGGGCTATCCGGTGCGGGCGTGCCCTCGATGACGTGGAGTTTCGGCTTCTGATCGCTCATTGAGCCATCATAGCCCAGCCTTGGCGAAGGCAGCAGCGTCTCTTTCGCGGAGTTCGTCGAGCGACAGGTAGATGCCCTTGTCGTTGTAGAACCGGTCCATCTTCAGTCCGCCCTGGCGCATCAGCTTTCCGCGCGCCGGGCCGAGGATTTGATCCTGCCGCGCGGCGCTCTGCTCGGACAGCCACTGAGCATAGGTTTTATCGGCCGGAATCTGGCCGTCCATGCTCGCTCTCGTCCCGGCGTCAATCTCATCCGGCGATAGACCTAGCTCCTCCCAGCCCTTCAGCACCGTAACGCTTGTAGACCGGCAGCGCCAATGGATGCGACCCGGCCCGGCCAGCCACGGCACCTTGTGACCGATCGGCTTGTGCGTTTCGACCTCATAGCGCAGGCCGTCACGAATCCTGCACTCTGGCGTCGTTCGTGAGTCAATCGTACTCGTCCAAGTCAGGGCCGCGATGATGTCGGCGTTCGCGCTGTAGAACGCATCACGCGCCGTCTCTGCGGTGTGACTGATCGCCGTGCGGACCATCGCGTCAATGTCGAGCCGGCTGCGCTGTAGCAGACCGTCCGCGTAGCCCTCGGCACGAATGCCCATGATCCCGCGAATGATCTCGTCGGTCGTCTGGCCGTTCACGATACCGATGCGGATGGCGTCCCGAATGCGCGCCGCGCGGGTCGACTCTAGATCGCTAAGCCATTCCTTGAGCAGACGCCCCTGGAACGGTCGAGCAAAAGCGGCGGCCCGGACCTGGCCGAGATTCACCTTTGCCAGCGGCACGGCAACCAGCACCTGATTGGGCAGCGTGGCCGTAAACAGCGTCTGCTGGTAGCCAAGCTCATAAGCGGCCAGCTCGTCGACGACCTTCACAACCTCCTCGCCAATCTCGGCGTAAATGGCCTTGTTCAGTTCGCGCACCGACTCAAGCACGCTGTTCATGTGCGTCACGGTGAATCGATCCGCACCCATGCGCTCAACCGCAGCGACCAGCCGCTGACGAAGATCCGCGTCGGCACGGTTCAACAATGCGATGATCTTGCGCGCCTCGCCGTTGCTGAGGTGCTGCAGGTCAACGGCGTGGTTGATTGCTGCGTCGAGTAGCCGCTCGTTGACGGTTGCCATGCACTACCTCTGTACGCACGTATAGCGGACCGATAGCAGCAGAGAGTCGAGTTCTTTCGCGGCGCTGCCTGCAGCCTCGCATGATGCTTTGTCGGTGAAGTCTTGCGTGGTAACGCTGACGCCATGCGAGCCGGAGCCGGCCAAGATCAAGATCAGAACCCAAGCCATCAGATCACCCCAATGCCAGGCCCTTGCGCCTCGATTTTCTCTTTTTCTGCAGGCCAGTCGTACTCATCGCTGATGATCCCGCGCCGCTGCATCTCAGCGAACAGGGTTTCATCGCTGAGCTTGCCGGAGTTGGCCATCTGCAGCAGCTGGGGCACAGATACTTCCGGGGCCCAATCCTGATCGAAGTTACCGCGCATCTCGACCGTGCCGCCGTCGCCGAGGGCCAGGTAATCGGCCATCACCTGCAGCATCTGCGCGAGCGCGTCAGCGAACTGGTTAGCCATGCGGGCCAGCGGAGACAGCTCTTGCGCCGCCTCTTCGTTCGCCTGGGTCGCCGTCTTCGTCTGCTGCTTGTCTTTCTGCAGCAGCTTGGCGCCGGCCATCCGCATTTCTTCGATCAGGTCTTGCAGCGACTCCCGGCCAGCGTTGATAGCTGCTCCAGTGTGCTCGACGTACTTGGCATTGCCGTCTTTAGGCATGCGAGTCGCGCTGCCTGAGCTGATCACCAGCTCGAACTGTTCGTCGTCGGTGAAGGTGAACAGCAGCGGCACCCGGGCGACGTGCAGGAGGTTGTCCTGATCGCTCTGGGACTGCCAGTGCTTGACGTTCAGGTGAGCCAGCTCGAGCAGCGGCGGCTTTGCCGTCAGGAAGCCCGTGCGGCCGGTGTAGAACGAGACCAGCGGCACGTAGCCGAGGCTGGTAGTGCCTTCGTCGTGCTGGACCCATGCGCCGCCGTTGTCGGCCTTGCGATAGGTGCGCCAAGTGCCAGGCTCCAGGACTCGCACCTGAGCAACCGACTTCACGCCAAACTCGCCGTCAGCCTCCTCAATCGACTCGATGTAGCGGAACTGCATGAGCTTGCCGGCCTCAACACGCCATCCCAGCACCTGCTCGGGACGGATCATCACAGCATACGGGCGAACCCCTGCAGCGATCTCGTCCGCGCGAGTGCGGAGGCCTTCGGCGCGCGGGTACTCAACCAGCACGTGGCAGAGGCCATGGCTCAGCGCATGGCGGAACAGGTCAACCGACCAGCTGTTCAGGTCATTGCCGGCAAGGTCGATGTCCTGGCACAGCTCAACCAGGCGCTCCGGCACGTCGTCGCCCAGCTGCAGAGGCTCAGCGAACACCCGCGAGGTCATGTTGTTGACCGTCTCGGCGTAGGCCGGCAGCAGCGTGGAGAGGCGCAGGCGCTCCTTATAGGTGTCGTCCTCTTCGGCCGGGTACTGAGGCAGCAGAGCACGCCCGGCGGCCCGCATAGCCTTCGTACCACCCATCAGCGGCGCAACAACGGCCCAATCCTCACGCATGGCGTCCACGGCCGGGATCGTTTTGCTTGGGTCGTTGCTCATTGGCTTTACATCCGTAGAGGTTTTGTCTGCGGCTTGGCCGGTTTTATGATCGGGAAGCGGTGAACGACGAAGTAGCCGAAGGCATCGGCCGGGTCTTCCGTACCGTCCTTGTTGGGCTCGCCGTGTTCGTTGTATGCCTGCTGCTCGAGCACCTGAGTGGTGACCGGGCATTTGTCGGTGTTGACCTTGAGCCGGCGCACGCCATCGCCATTCAGGAACATGGCGTTGACGGCTAGAACCCGGTCACGAACCATCGGGTTAGCCGGGTTGACGCGAACCGTGAAGCCGGCCTGCTTGAGCAAGCTGTGATCCGACTCGCTGCCGTTGACGCTCTTGCGGTTCTTACCGCTGGCGTCCGGGTACACGGTGATCTTGTGCTTACCCTGGTATCGGGTCTCCAGCGCCTCAATCATCGCGGGCGTATCGAATAGGCTGGTCAGCTCATCGAGCATCATCGGCTCGCCGTCACGAATGACGAACACGCAGGCCGCCATCCGATTGATGTTGAAGTCCATCCCGATATGCAGCTCCTCACCCGGGCGAATCGTCTCGTCTGTGTGATTCAGCCGCCGGCAGAAGTTCGGATAGACCGATCCGCTCACCAGGTTGACGAACTGGCCGTCAATGTAGGCGTCGACCAGATTGGCCGGGTACGACTCACGCAACGAAGCGATGTAATCCTTTGGCAGGTTCTTCGCGTTCTGCCGCGTGCTGGCATGGACGATGCCGTACAGCGGGCGCTGGCTCGGATTGGCGGCCAGCTCCTTGACGAACTTGCGATATACCCAGTTGAACCCCTCCGGCGTGGTCGTCACGTCGATGGTGTTCTCTCCGCGGGTCGGCCAGACGGTCGACATACGGGCGATGATCTTCTTCCAGGCACTGTCAGCCTTCTTGATCGGCATACAGTCGATCTCGTCGACCAGCGCGTGCGCGATGTTGAAACCAACGATGCGACCAGGGTGCTCCATGCTCTTGCAGACGATCGTCGACAGGCAGCGGCCTTTCGAGTCGCGAAGATGCACCCGCTTGTTGCTCGGCACGATGTCGGCGAACAGCCCGAAGGCCTCAGCAACACCCGGTATCGTGTCGTAGAAGATGTCCGCAATCTGCGGATAGGTCGGCGCGAAGTAGCCCTGGGGAATTCCGGGGTGCTCCAGGGCGTTGATACACAGCCGCACGCAGCCTACGAACGTCTTTCCGCTTCGATACCCGCCGACGAACGCTGAGAACTTCTTTGGGTGGCTGATGAACTCGAACTGCGGCTTATTCAGCTTCAGGGTCGCTTGCATCTTCCACCCCGATAATGACTTGCTTCGGCTCAGGCAAGCCCTGATTCGGGTCTTCCAGTTCTCGGCGCAGCTTCTCGATGCTCAGGCGCTTGGCCTCCAGATCAAGCCCAATGTCTGGGCGATCCAGTCCGAGCAACTTTGCCTTGCCGAGCGTCGCGCTCACCGCTGCCGATGACTGGGGATTCTCGCAGCTCAGCGCTTTAACGCGGGCCTCTTCCAGCTCACGCAGCAGGTCATCCACGGTGATCTGGTTGCGCTCTGCAGCTGCTTGGCGCATCTCAGCCAGTCTTACCGCGACCTTACCGTTCGCCAGTAGCTCGCTGGCCTTCACCGCAATGGTGCCGGCCTTCATGTTCTCGGCGTTGTACGCTCTTCGATAGGCCTCGCTGGCATTCCCCGTCTCCAGGTAGGCCGAGCAAAAGGCCTCCTGCTTCAGGGTCAAGCTCATGCGAGGAACCTCTATTGCGTTTCCACCACCGTCTAGCCGCTCTCCCCATTTCCCCTGCACAGAGGCAGACGATGCAGATGCCTAGCCAGGTGATGATGAGGATGGCGTGGAGGCGTTTCATGCCAGGGTGATGCTTACGTGCGAGAGCAGCCACAGCACCGTCTCAATAGCGGCCCATCCAGCGACGGCGCACAAGCAGCCGAGGAAGATGAACACGCCCTGCATATCTGGTAGTTGACCCATCACGTCCACTCCTTCGTCACGCTCTCGCCGAACCCGACTTTGCCGAAGCCTTCGTAGTCGTCATTCATTTCCAGTAACCTTCGGCTGCGACACCACACGGGCGATAGCCATTGCCACACCGAGGACCATGTTCACGCTGGCCATACAACCTCCACGCAGCCATGCAGGCGCTCAGTGATCAACGACTGGCTGCGCTTGTCGATAGTGAGCGGCTGGCGATAGCGATCCACAATGCCGCGCTGCTGGTCGGCGAAAACAGCCATCTTGATCTCTTGCCCATCTAGGAAGACCTTACGAATGCCTCTGCCGTCATCGAAGCGATGAATCCATGGAGGCTGCTGCTTCATGCGCTCGCCTTCTTCTCCCCCCAGCGGATAGCCAGGTCACGGAGCTTTTCAGTGCCAAGGAAGCCGACCGTTCCGCCCGCGAAGGTAGCCATCGATTGAGGCAGACCGAAGTACTCGAGCAGCGGGACCAGAGTCAGCGTGGCGAATCCACACAGAGCGCCCTCGAGCACCATCTGCCGCTTAGTTCCGCCCCCGTACACGACTCGCAGCACGGCGATAGTCACGGACAGACAGAACGCGTACAGGCTCGGCGCAATAGCGTGCAGCCATGCGAGGACCGCAGCCCATACTTCTGGACTTTTCTCGGGCATCTTGGGCATCTCGGTTATCCCGCATGGGGCAGTTGATTGGTCCGGCCTCACATGCGCCTGCGATCCGCCTATGAGCAAGGAGGCAGGCATGGGGCCGGAAGAGGGTTGGGCGCATGGTGGCGAGCCATTCAAACGGCCTTTAGCGCCCGAAACTGGGATTTCATTGCCGACTGAAGCGCGGATTGGCTTTCGGATCGGCATAAAAAAACCGACACAGAGGTCGGCATGAACAAAAAAAAGCCCCGGCATTTCTGCTGGGGCTTTCTGAAGCGGTAAAACCGCAATCTAGGCACACTCTACCGATTCGGTGTTAACACGTCAAGCGTCATTACATGACGCCAAACCTTCCAGTGCATACTGGACCAGATAGGGCGCCGTCCTGTGCTGCTCACTGCCCTCATCGGCGAGGTAGTAGCGCATCATCCGGTCGCTCACACCTAGCAATGCCGCCGCCTGCCGCTGAGAGACGCCAGCCCGCTCGATCAGTCCTCGCAGGTAGATCGGGTCAGGGTTGTGGTGGCGCGTGTCAGGCCTCACTGTCCGGCTCCCAGGCTTCCGAGAAGTCCTCGTTGTCGAAAAGCTCAGCCAGCCCGCTGATCTGCTTCAGCCTCAGCACCTCGTCCGCATCCATCCCCAGCTCTCGGGCGATCTTCTCGTCATTCCAATTGCGGCGGGACAGCTCCACCACAATCTCGCTCATGCTGCTTATCCGGTGCTTGCCGCGCGCGCGGTTGTGACGAATGGTCGAAGCGATGCGGTCGTTCCGGTCGGTGCTCTCGCGATTCACTACAACGACAGGCAGGTGGGTTAGCCCCATCTCCTTGCCGACGAGGTGCCGGTGAAAGCCGTCGATTACCTCAAAGCCGCCCTCCACCTCCCACACAACAATCGGCTGGGTATAGCCGTCTGCCTCGATGCTTCGGCGCAGCAGATCCATCTCAGGCTTGGCTACGCTGTTGGGGTTGTAGTCGTTCGCGCGGACCTGCTCGGCAGGCACCCAGCGAACCGCGTTTACGGGATGCTGATTCGTCCATTCTGGCGCTTGCATTGCTCGCGATCCTCTTTGATTCGTTTCATGTACTGCTGATAGTGGTAGCCGTGCTTGGTCTGACTGAAGCTAAGACCCTTCGCCCAATAGTCGTTACGCAGAAGCATCTTCGCGATGCGTCGCCAGCTCGGCACCTTGCGCGCAGCCTCTTCCTTCGCGTCGGCCTCGTCGGGAATGCCGGACGGAAAGCCGCGCTCCTCGTACCAGCGCAGGAAGACATGGATCTTGTTGCGGTAGTGGTCCGCCATGTGATCCGGCAGCGACTCAAGGATCAGCGAGCAGAAGCTTTGCCAGGTATGCCCGTCTGGCTTGCTGATCTTCACCTGACCCGAGCCGTTGCCGTTGAACTGGACGAACTCAGACCCCGAGTTGACCCCGCTAACCCTTGCCACGACGCGAGCCCACGTCTCCGGCTCGATGACGTGATAGAGCCAGAGCCCTTTGCGTTGGTCGTCCCCGTATGGCTGGCAAATGCGCTGCTGGTGGATGGTCAGGCCCGCCTGGTGCATCAGGTCATAAAGGCGGTTGTACTGCTTCCCCGTCTTGGCAAAGTAGGTCCAGATATCCTTCGTGCGCCAGTCATAGATCGGGTATGCGTTGTAGACGCTGGTCTGCCAGATTCGCGTCGTCCAGCACCTACCGCCGAACGTCTTCTTGGTCTTGCTGGTGATGGTCCGATAGCGGTTCAGGCTCTCGTCTGTGCGAATGCCGACCAAGCACGCAGTAGGCAGCCCTTGCGAATACCACTCGCCGAACTTTGGCACGAAGTCCTCGAACTCCATCCCCTGCTCGAAAAACGGAAACGCGGCCGGGTCTGTGATGCTTTGCGGGTCGGGCTTTCGCACCCAGGCGTCTTTGGCGGAAGGGTCCCAGCAGAGCCATTTCGGCTCGTACACGCTCACCGCGTTACGCAGAGCAATCGGCAGCGCGACCCAGAACGGCTCGATACAGTCCGCATACTCGTCAAGCATGGCGCGCACATGGCTGATTGTGTGCGCGTACTGCGCCTCTAAATCCACGATCAGGACGCCCATCGTCTTGCCGGTGGCGCGGGCCTCCTCTGCCGCCAGATGAAAAAGCACGGCGCTGTCCTTGCCTCCCGAAAACGACAAATACACCCTCGGGAAGTAGTGGAAAGCCTCTTTGATGCGGGCTTTTGCCGCTGTCAGCACATCAACCCCGAGCGGCTTTTTGCTCATAGAACACCTCAGCAAACTCCCGAAGGGCCGCGCGCGTCTTCGCCCCTGAAAAGTTGCCGCGATCCATCCACAGGAGGTCCGATATCGGCCTTTCGAGGGTGCGCCCGTAAAAGTAGCCGGCGACGAACGCATCGTCCCGCTCTCCGTCGTAGTAGCAGCGGTCGAAGCCAGGAACGGCTGCCAGGCTGTTTTGACTCCAAAGATCGAAGTAGACGCGGGCCTTGCCGTGCTTGGCCCATGGCGTGCGCTTCTCGATGGCTTTGGCGTCAGGCGCTACGGTCATCGCCCATGAGATCCGCGCAGCGACCTCGGGCGCTAACCCAAGATCCTCTGCATAGAATTCAGCGGCGCTCACGCAAGCCAGCCTTCGACCGGGTTGTGCCGGCCTTTAAGGCCGGTGGTCACGATGGCGCGCATGTCATCGCTAATCAGAACGAACTGAACTTCATATCCGTAGTTGATCACTACGCGGAAGGTGTCGCCTTGCTCCAAGCCAAGATCGGCGGCATCAGCGTAAGTCTCAGGCATGGAGCCATCGATGCTAACCATGTCTGCACCGTGTTCAGCGATGAGATCGGCAAGCTGAGCAGCGGTGATGATGTCGTTGTCTCTCATGGTGTCTCTCCTTGGTTTCGCCGCGCCTTATTGGCTGGCATGGGTGCATTATAGAGGCAACCATTTCCTAATGCAACAGGAGAAACACCACTTTTTCACGCCGCCATTCGTCGATCAAATTCCGACTCAACGTAACCGTGCACACGGCTCAGCATGTCCTTCACCTGGTGGCGGGATTTGCCCAGCTGCTTGCCGATCTGCTCCATGGTGCGGTTGTGGCAGTAGTACAGGTGCACGGCATCGGATGCCTCGGGATAGCGCTGCTGTAGGCGGGCCACTACAGCCGACACCGTCTCTGCCTCTTCATCAGTGATCGCAGCATCTGGCGCGTGAGTGCACGGCACGTTGTCGCGCATGATGGCCAGCATCGGAGAGACGTACCGGGGCACGCCTGTCTTCTGCCATACCCAGATGCCCCATTGGGTCAAAAGCTCTTCGGCGCTTTTCATGCTGCTTCCCCCGACTCGATTACGTCTTCGCTGTCCTGCCAGCCCCGATAGCCCTTGTTCGTCTCGATGTACACGTCACCGAAGAGCTTTCCCATGAGCCCGCCACGGCGCTTCACAATCCGGCAGTGCTCGCCGTAAGTTCTGAACATGGCGATCGGAAAGAAGATGTGTGTCCACTGGCTCATGCTGCCACCCCTTTCACCATGTCCGGATGAACCGTTTGCCTCGACACCTCTCCATTCTCGCAGTGCAGGACGATTGACTTCATTGTCTGGCGCGAGCGGTAGCCGGCGTTGTAGGCGTAAGGGTCTGCTGGCGCTACGGTGTTGAACGACTCAACCGATACGCCTGGGAATTCCTTCTTAGATTCGTGGTGAATGTGACCGGTCCACCAGTAGCGGTGGATGGTCTCGCCCCAGTCAATAGGTCTATCTGCAGCCATCACTCCTGGGAGCGCTGCCGGCTTAGCTGAATGTCCGTGATGACTGCCAACCAGAACTTTGCCGAAGCGGTAGTAGTTGAAGACGCTTGGCGTCAAGTCGAAAGTGATGCGTGGCTCGTTGATAAACCGAGCAGCCAGCACACGAGAAAGCCACTGCGAGCCGGTCTCGTCGTGGTTGCCTTGAACATTGATGACGTGCAGCGTCTTGTGCCGATCAAGCCCCATCTCGATCATGGTCACCATCGTGTCGATCAGCACGTCAACCATCTTGGAGAAACGGCCATCCGAGTTCAGGATGTGGCCTGAGCGCGGCGTCTTCGGCATCAGTGAGTCGTAGTGCAGGGCATCGCCAAGGTTGACGATCAGCCCGCGCTCAGCCCTCGGCGCGCCCTCTACCAAGGCAGCCATGGCGTCGATGTGGGTCTGCCGCGCAATGGCTAGGTCCCAATCGCCGCCAGCTTCGGCACCCCAGATGTATTCGCCGAAATGCGGATCTCCGATTGGATATCCAACGCACAGTTTTTCGTCGAAGCTGCCAACCGCCTTCTTCCTTGGCACCGCAGGGACACGATTGCACAGCGTCTCGATGGCACTTTGCATCATCTGCATTTGCCGCTCGGAGTCCTCGCACATCCGCTCCCAGGTGTTAACGATCTCGCCCTGCCCGTTCCGCTGGATGGTCACCTTGCCCATCTTGAAGCCGTCCGGGTACTCCGTGTTAAGCCCGTGCTCCGGGCTCCACCCTTGGCGAGCCAGGCGCGCCTTGTGGGTGTATACGTTGCGCTCGTGCAGCCCGAGGATCTGCGCAGCCTCTGCCACAGTGCGGCCGGCCAGCGCGGCCTTGATTGTCTCGTCGTCGTGCTTGCGTGCGGCCATCAGGCTGCTCTCCCCTGCTGCATCAGAATTCGGATTGTCTCGATAGCGCGCCCGCTCTTGATCATGGCGGGGTCGCAGCGGTATACGCGCCACCCAAGACGGGCAGCGGCGTCATATTTCTTGAGGTCGGCAGCGAAGCCGGCGCCGCGGGTGTGTCTACCCCCAGCCCAACCGCCGCCCTCGCATTCGATCAGCAATCCGTGCTCTATCAGCGCGAAGTCGGCGCGCCAGTCCTGCAGCCCAGCCTTAGCCAGACGATCACGCAGGCCCTTACCAGGCCCTCCACAAGCTTCAGCAGCGAAGCGGTACTCTCGGATGGCTTCGATGCCTTCTGCGCGCAGGTGGAGCGCCAGGAGGTCCTCAGCCTCGCTCGCAGACGATTTTCCCGATCCAGCACTTTTCGCCGGCTTGAGCGTGGTTTGAGCCGAGACTTTACGGATCGGGAAAGTCATCTACCTGCCCTCGCCTTCAGCGCCGCCACAACGGCAGGTCGCGCACTCTCCGGAACAGCGGCCAGCAGCTGCGGCCCGAGCCTCTGCTTCTCCTTCTCCGGCAGGCCGTGACACTTCCACCGGATCCAGCACGCTTTCTTGTCCGCTTCGATCAGCACCCTCTCCGCTGCTGGCAATGAGGCCAGATTGAATGAGCCATTCCCGGCCAACGCCGTCGTAGTGCTCGCCGTCATTTCCGTTCTGTCCTATCACGTCGATTCGAGAGGGCTTCATGCCAGTTCCGCCTT